TCTTCTAACTTAATATTGCTTAATCTTATTTTAGCATTTCTTAATTTAGCAGATCTCTCTCTTCTATATCTTTGAACTATATATTCAGGAAAGTTAGCTCTAGAAGCTACCATAGAATGCATTATATGAGCATATAAAGCATCTTCTGCCATTTTAGGTACTTTACTATTTAAATCACTTTGTAAGCCGTCAGAGATATATTCTATTATAATTAACTGATTAGCTAAGTCACTTGAGAAACTAAACTTACCTTCTCTTTCGTTTATAGTAAACCACCCATTTTTTTGTGATGTTTCAGGATCTAAGCCATATCTTTGGCCGTAAGCCATTTTCCACCATTGCCAATCATAAACATTTGCATTGTCAAATATTTCATCATTTAGCTGTCCTGTTATATCTAAAGTGTTGTTTGTTTTCCAACGTTTATCAGTTTCAGATTCTGCCGATTGTAAATTTTGACCTAAACCACCTTGAGTATAGTCACCATTATTATCTTGAAGTATAGGTTCTGTTGGATTACTTGTTAACCTAGTTGGATATATTACATGTTTAACACCTGATTTATCAACCCAAGATAATTGTACGTAGTTGACATAATCTTGTGGTAAAGGTATAGATAAGCTTGGCGGTATTACAACTTCTTGTGAGTTAACAGATTTTAATGTATCGTATGAAAACTCTTGTAAACCTCTTTTAGCGTGGAATATAACATCTGATCTATTTGCTCTAGGTAACAACTTATCTAATCCTACGTAAGCTACCATAAAATTATTAACGATGTCTACTAAACTTGTATAAGCATAACTACCATAATTATCCCATATTGTAGGAGTTTGTAGCTTAATCAACACAATGTCGCTAGCTACTAGCGTAGTTCCAAGTGTTATAACATTACCAGAAGCTTGATATTCTGTAGCTCCAGCACCATAATTTAATACAACACCATTTTTTAATAAACTAAAATTAGTGTTAGTAGTAGAACTATTTATTACTAAATCTACATTACCTGTCCAAGTAATAGTGTTAGTTGTCAGCCCACTAAAACCTTGTTGACCAGCATAGTATTGAGCATTAGTTTCTTTAATAAGTCCCATGTATTATCTTTTTGAATTTACTTCTTCTTCTTGTAGCTCTCTTGCAGCAGCCTGTACTATGTTAGGATCTCTTATTACTACACCAGAATATTGTAATATTTTAAGTATAACTTCTGTTTGTTGAATATCACTTATTTCAAAGTTAACAGAAGCGCCACCTATAATAGGTGTTATTGCAAAACCAGGAGTTCCATCCCATATAAAAGCACCGGTTGTAGTATCTACACCATAAGCCCAAACTACGTCAGCTGGTTTTCTAATGTAATTAAAACCTACATCAGATACTGCTGGCGAAGCAACTGCAGGTGAAACTGTTAGTTTATTATCTTGATATGTAGCTATAGGGAAATTAGTAGTAGGTTGAGTTAATGGAGAAAGATTTTGTTGATGTAATTCTCTTCTACTAACTATTTGTATTTCTGGAGAGTTTGTACCAGTTTCATAAAACGCAGAACCAAATCTATATAAATCGGTTGGTTGAGTATACACATTGCTTGACACTGCGGAAGCACTTGCATTTTTATTGAATATTTGAAATTGGTTTCTAATATTCTCCATCCTAGATGCAAAATCTACATCTGTTTTTGGCATACGTAAATATTGATTATAGTCGTCAAAAAACTTTTCAAATGTTTCTAACTGTACTTGAGTAGCTAGTTTATTAAACTCAAAAGGTGTTAAATAACCTCTTTGCTCTTTGTTTAATATACTCAATACTGTTGTATATACTGTATTTACGTTTATTGCCATTTTAATTTTTTTAAAAAAAAGGCGGCCGCATAGCCGCCTTAATTATTATCACTTGTTATTTAAGTTTTTTCTCTATTGATTTATAAACTTCAAGTCCCTCATCTGTTTTAAACCAAGCAGCCATAGCTGAGTAAGGGTTTTCATCAAATGGTACACTCATTAATTTACGTCCATTACTACCCCATTTAAAAGTTCTTTGGTCTTCTGCTAAAATAATTATTCTAGCTTCAGTAGCTCTTATAGCAAAGTTTCTAAGAACAACGTTTTCATCTTCAGAAAGATCTATAAAAAGTTTTGGATTTGACTTAGCGAAAAGCAAACCATCTCTTTTAAGTTCTTTACTAGATAAACTATTTACACTGCTACCTACTTCCACTCTTAATATAGCTTCTAATTGATCTATATCCATATTAGTAGCTATATTCATAGCTTCTAACTCTAGTTCTAAAAAGTCGTATTGATCTTCTGCTTCTACTATTGGATCAAACTCAGCAAATAAAACACCATTATGTGGATGCTTAGATAAAAACTCTTGCAAGTTTCTTTTTTCTTTTTTAACATATAAATGCCCTTCATCAAAAACAATATGCGCTAAAGTAGCAGGACCATTTTGTTCATCTACAAATATAGATTTTTGATTAGTCGCATATCTTAACTCTCTTTCATAACCTTTGTCTGGATCAAACCAAACACAAGGATATCTTCTAGAGTGTTTTGACATTATTGTATATGTTAAAGGAGTTTTGTCATTTAATAAATAATAACTTCTATCTTTATACTCCCAAGTATCTTTTTTAACTTCAGCTTTAGCTGTAGCTTTTTTTTCTTTTGTTTCCATAATATAATATAATATAATAATTAAAAAGACCCCGCCGAAACGGGATCTTATTATTGTTAATCCAATTTATTACAATGTGCCTCCGGCAATTGTCACTAATTGTACCTCCATGTCTGGAACTTGAGATGCACCTCCACTTAAACCAGTTTTTTCAATTGTATCAATTACTTTTTGAACAATATTTGGTCTAGTTAGAGTAGCGCCACCTGTAGCAGCAACTTGAAGAGTGTACGTAAGTACTTCAGGAGCAGATGCGTCTGTATGCACAACATTTCCTGTTTTAATTACTAAGTTAGTAGCACCTGAAGAATTCATTGTAATAATGTTATCTACATTTACTAGCATCTCAGCAGCTTCATTTGTTTGATTTCTTGCGAATTTTATATAAGCCATTTTCTTATTTTTTAAATGTTAATAATTAATTAAGCTCCTTTGAATAACACGAAGTTATTTGCAGCTTGAGTTACTAAACATCTTTCAGATAAGAAATTAACTCTCATAGTGTCAAGATCAGAAGTATAAGCACCTCCAACAGAACCAGTGATCCAAGATTTCATTCTTCTATCATCAGCTTCTGAAGCTCTATATCTTACATGTAAGAAAGGTCTTCTAATATTAGATCCCATCATTTGATCGTACACTGTTGAAGTTCCAGCTGGAACAAGTACACCATCAATTTCTTTATCTAATCCTCTAGTTGTAGCATCATTTAGATATTTCCAATCAGTTTTGTAGAAATCGTAAGAACCTCTTCTAAAACCAGAAAATCCAAAACTAAGTGCCATATCTCCATCGTTTTCAAATAAACCATAAGAAGCAGAAGCAGTAGAAGAATAACCTCCACCTGCCATAGCAGCAATCATATCGTCAAAATCAAGAGCGGTAGATCTTGATAAGAATAGCATGTTTTCTTCAATAGCACCTTGCTTGTCTAAGTTTTTAAGGATTTCATCAAAATCACCTAAAGCACCTGAACCAGGAGCAGCAGCTCCAGCAAAGCCAGAATATACATTACCTCTTGTTTCAATAGCATCAAATAAACCTTCAGTGCCTTTAATGTTTTGACTTGCGCCACCTGGACCAAAGTTACCACCAAAAGATGGTGTGCCACTCATTTTCTTGCCTTCAACCATTGACATTTCTAAGTAATCTTCAAATCTTAATCTTGTTTCAGACTCAGATTTTAAATACCACATATAGCCCGACTGACCTTCTTCAGTAGATACTTCTATCCAACCGATTTGAGCAGCATCAGAACCACTTATCTCAAAGTTGTCTTTAATGATAATTGGTGAGTTTTCAAATGAAGTTAATTTAGGCTCAATTGCACCTGCCATTCCTTCACTTCCTTTTGGAAATTCAGAACCGTATACAAACAAACTGTTATTAGCACTAATTAAACTACCACCTGCCAGTGTAGCTCCTTCGTAGCTAGTACAAGTTAAAGTATCTTGTTTATTACCTGAGCTACTACCTACACCTGTTACCAATAGTTTAGCAGTAACTAAACCAGTAGCGTTGTCAGATACTAATATAGTATTACCAACTCTTACAGCACCAGTAGCTTGACCAGCTGGTAAAGCAATAGTAACTGTATATACTGGATCAGCAACTTCAGCAACAGTAACAGAATTATAAGCAATGTGTAATCTATTTTGTTCAGACCAAATAACTTGATCAGATGTCATTGGCATTTCAGCGCCAACCATTCTCAAGAAACCTCCAATAGTTCGGTTTCCGTATCTTTCTACTTCTGCTTCGTAAAGCTCAGGTAGATATTGTTGTGTCCATGTCGAAAAATTAGCATCATGAAAATCTATATAATTATCTTGAACTGTAATTTTATTCGGCATAGGAGTAATTTTGGCTGGAAAAGCCCCTCCTGATAATCCCATTTTTTAATTTTTAGTTGTTGTTATTTTTTACTTTTAATTTTCAACTTAGAAGTATCAACGCCATTAACTGCTTTAACTCTTAAACCATTTATAAACACATCACCAGTAGCCTGTGGCCTAGGTTCGTTAGTTATATTTTTTGATTTTGCCATCATATCTTTTATAGCATCAGCTTTGCCTTGCTCATAAAAATGATTAGCAATAGTATCAGCATTGTCAGCAGCGTAAATAGCTTTGTGATAACCTACAGTATCAACAACTTCACCTTCTTTGTTTAAGAACTTCTTAACGAATGTGTTTAAGTCTGACTGTTTTTCAGCAACTGCAGAAGGATTAGAGATACTATATTTAAATTTCTTTTCACCTAAATCAAATTCGAAACCTTCGAACTCTTCATTTAAAGTGTTGCTTGTATTTTCTCTAAACGTTTTTCTACGTTGCTCAGCTATTTGTTGTTCTTTGTTGTATCTATTGAAAAAGTCCAAAGCTTTTTGCTGTTCTTGAGTAACGCCTGGTCTCAACTTGATCTCATCGTAATATTTACTCTTTGAACTTTCCAAAAATTTTTTGGCCTTTGCAATTTCTTCTTTATAAGCGAGTTTCTTTTTCCTTATATCTCGCTCTTCATCCACGTCTTCATCATACGAAAAATTATCTTCCATTAAAAAGTTTATTTCTTCTGAATCTAAATGTGGTTTAGTTTTGTTATAGTACTCTTGTAGTAAAGACTTAGAATCATATTTAGAATAATCTCTATTTAAGTTAACATAGTCTTCTACAGTACCACCAGTTTCTTCCATAAATGAAACTAGCTTTTCAATATTTTCAGGTAACTTTTTACCAGTTACTTTTTCATCTCTTACAGCTTCTTTTAATTCTTTAGTAGTTTCTTTAACTTCTTTTTCTTTAATTACTTCGCTAATAGGAGATTTAACTTCCTCTTGTTTTTCTTCTGTTTTATTTTCTACTTTAGTTTCTTCGGTAGGTTTTTCTTCTTCGTGTGTTGATCCCACTTCTTGCAATCCCACGACTTGTTCTTCTTTTTTCTCATCAGACTGTAACACAACTTTCGTTGTTTCTGGCTCTTGAACGGCATCTTTTTCTTTTTTACTTAAATCTAACTTAGTAGTTTCAGATGTTTTATTTCTTAAACTTGGTTTCTTTTTTATTTTTAAACCTTCTTTAGTATCATCTACTACAGGTTTTTCTTTTTCTTTTTGTGACATAATATAATATAATAGTTGTTTTTATTTATTGTGGCATAAAATCTTGTATACCTATCTCTCCTTGTTCAAAATCTTTAGGAGGTAAATCATTTTTTCTTTGGCTTATCATTTCGCTTTGTTGCGTACCTGATATTCTAGTTCTTTTATCTTTTCTATCTTCTATAAACTCTTCTCTAGCTTTCTCTTGTTGAACTTTTACTGTGGCTAACTGCATGTCATATCCGTGCTGTAGCTCCATAATTTGTTTTTTAATTTGAGCTTCCATTTGCATTTTTTGGATATCAAATTGAGATTTAGCTTTTTCAACTTGTACAGTGCTTTCAGTTAATGCTTGTTGTTTTTGCATTTCAGCTAAAGCAGATTTTTCAGCTGATTGTGCGTTAGCGCTAGCTTGAGCTTCTATATTTTTAAGTTTAGTTTCTTCATCTTGCTCTTGCTTTTTCTTTCTTCTAAACTTAAGTAATTGATTAGCTAGCTTTAAGTTTTTAACTTCTCTAATATCAATAGCATCTTCTAAATATATTTGACCAGATTTTAAAGCTATTTGTATATTCTGTTCTAGCTGTGCTTTTTCCTCTTCATCTGGTTCTAAACTTATAAATATACCAAAGTCGTGTATATTTATTTTCATTAACTCTTCTAATGTAGCTGAATTAAAAGCAGATATACTATTTTCTAAAGCTTGTTTAGTTAAAGGAAACTGTAAAGAGTCTGCAACTCTTAATGATATGTTTTCACAAGCTCTTAAAGTTAAGTATAAACTAGACTGTAGTATATGTCTTGTAGCTGTATTACTATTAGCAGCAGCTAGCTTTTGTAAACCAACTAATGAGTTTTTATCTGGGTTGCTACCATCTCTAGCTTCATTTAAACCGGTCACATCACGTATCATTTGTAAGTAATACTGATACGTAGTTATTAAAGACTGTATCTTAGAACCACCAGAACCTGTTTGTAATTCTTGTATTGGAACTTTACCTCTATTTAGTTCGCCATCTTGAGTTAAAGATCTACCTACAATACTACCAGTTTGAAAATACATGTTTAATGCTTCAGCTGGGTTGTAGTTAGTTCCATTACCTAAATCAACTTCTGCTAAACCATCCATGTCTAAGTAAACACCATCAGGTACTATTCTAGCTAATACTTGTTGTAACTTTAAATGAGTCAACTGTATCATATCTGCAAAGCCTGTTATTCTACTAACAAGAGATTCAATACGACCTTTATACATTCTAGGTGCAGATATTGCGTAATTAAAATTAACTTTACATGTGTCTGAAACAGGTCTAGTCATATTTTCACATAGCCTCCAGTCTAACATCATTGGATGACCTAGTATTTTAGCTCCAGAATAAAGAGTTTCTATTGTTCTAGATACTTTTTTAAATGAATCTGATTCAGGTGGATTAAATGTGTCTGACTTTTGTAAAGCTTTTTCTAAACCTTGATCTGTATTTTTTATTTTAAATACTTGATCAGAATAACTTTTATATTCAAAATATAATACTTGTACAGTTTGGTTGTCTTGTCTACCACTATAACTTCTTAAATATTCAGAGTTACCAGGATATTCTTGTATAATCTCTAACTCTTCTTTAGTCAAATGTGGATATTGTTTTTTAATATCAGATAAATATACAGACTTAACTTCACCTACATAATATAAATCTTGAAAGTTAGGATCTTCAGTATAAGAATAAACTAAGCTAGCTGGATCTACATAATCAACTACTACACCTTCAGATTTATTCCACATTGTTTTAACGCAGCCAATACCTAAAACAGTTAAATCATGATTTATTCTTTGTCTAACTAATTCGTATTTATTTTTATCTAAAACTTGATTTATAACTTCTTCTTCAGCTACTTCAACAGATTGTTTAAAATCCATTTGTAAATGAACTTCTAATTCTTCTTTATCTCTAGGAGCACTATCTGGATCCATAGAAAAAGCATCAACACCAAGAAGTTTTTTAGCATCTTCTAAAAACTCTTTAGCATTTATATCAACTAATAAATCTCTAGCATAGTCAGTTCTTATTTTAGAACAAACAGGATCTTGAGCATAAGCGTTTATATCGTAACTTCTTTGTGATATACCATTAACTACAATATCTACAAACTTAGATACAACAGGTACAGGTTTCCAGTCTAAGTTTAAATAAGATAAATCGCCGTTAATAGCTAATTCATCTTTGTACTTTTGTACTGGCTGTTCACCTCTAGCATATAGCCTTAATAAATTATAGTTATTAAAATTAACAGCATAACCAGGAGAGTTAGTTCCATACCTATAATTTCTAAACCATTCACCTTCGATAGCTCTACCTACAGCAAGACCATATTCTTGAGTTGCTTTTTCTGCATCTGGTACTACCTGATCTGGAAAAGAACTATTACTGTTATAAGAAATTTGCATCTATTTATTTTATTATTTTTGAAATTATTCCATCGTTGTCATATCTTTTTATACCTAAACTTATAGGTTGATATTTTTTCTCTGGATTTGGTCTATATCTATTTTTATTACAAGCCATTATTGCTAAACCAGAACTTATAGTAGCATCGTACTTTGTTCTATTGTTTATATTAAACTTACTCCAATCTTCTAATGTTTTTTGGAAATACATATCTCCATAACCTTCTTCAACTTTACCTACATAACTAGCTATGTAAGATTCTATAGCGGCTGCATGTGCTTGTTTAATGTCTTCACTAGAGTTAGGTATACCACCTATTTCTCTTTCTGTTGTTGATAATTTATTCCAAACTTTATCTGGACGATTCATCGAAAAACCTCTATATCCTCTACGTTTTAAATGGTACAATAATCTAGGTTTATTATTTTCAGCTAATATAGGCATACCATAAAAAATCAAAGCCATTAAAACATCTTCAAAGAATATTTCAGCTGTTTGAGGTCTTGATATATATTCTAAGAAAAAATGATTTGGTGGTGCATCTTCCATAGAAAATTTAGTTAGTCCATGAAGAGATCCATTAGAACCTTTGCCATCAACAGTACCAGATATATCATAAGAATCACAACCAAATGATCCAACGTGTTCGTTTCCAGGATATTTAATACCATTTCTTATAATCACTCTATTTTGTAAGTTTTTAGGTGGAACCCATGATATTAAAAATCTACCATCTTTATTTGGAATAAATTTTACTTTAGTATCTTTTACACCGTTCTCCCACATGAAGCTACCTCTAGTTACAGAAGATATATTATTTATTTCTTCATTATAATCTATTTGCTCATATATCCTAGTTAAATTAAATAAACTATCTTTTGTTTCATCTCTAAAAGCGTGTTGCTCTGTTCGTGGAAACTGTCTATAGTATTCATTTAAACTATCTTGATCACTCTTTAATCCTTCTACTTCATTTTCCCAATGCTCAATTACTCCGATTGTAATTTCAACACCGTCTCTTCCGATTGTTTTATTTTCTGGCGTAAGGAATACAGGTGATCCAAAAGTATCCATGAATCCTTCGTAGTTCCATTCCATAGGGATGAAAAGAGAATAGAGTCCGCTAGAAGTTTGTCCGTTTCTATTTCTTTTTGTAACGTCTGAAGCTTGGTATAATTTTTTAAAGTTGTCTCCACCTTTATCTAATGCGTTTGAAGTTGAGCCCATCATACACTTGCCTACTATTCTTCGGCCTAGTCTTAATGTAGTTTTTGTAACTCTCCAGTTGTTTAATATATTGTCTGGTCGTTCCCATTTTCCTGATTCGTCGTGTGCTAATAATTTTAATTTTTCACCGTCGTAAGAGTTATCTCCTGTATTTTTCCAATCAATAGTAGTGTCTAATCCTTGCAGTTCTCTAAGCTTCTCATTGGACTCGAGTTTTCTTCGAGTAAGCTTCGAAGCCGGCACCCTATATGCGAGCTCGGTTTTTGGACGATCCATACCATCTTGGATTGGTTTAAAGAAAAACGGATAGTTAACGGATATTGGTACAACTTTATCTGTGAACATCTTTTTAGCGTCTGCTCCAGATTTTGATAAGATACCGAATCTAGCATCTGAAGATATTGTGGCTTGATTAACAAGCTCTGCCGATGACATAAAGGAGAAACCACTCCGTCTGTTTTTAAGATAACACATTCCATAGCATCTGTCATCAGCCTTACAGGCTTCCCAGAATATGAAAAAGATTCTATTTGCTTCTCTATAATCTGGAGCTCCGATGTCGATCTTTGACCATTGCAAATACATGTAATGAGTACCAGTGATGTAAGTAGGCATACCGTCATTATAAAACCAGTAACCATCTGATCTACGTTTAAATTCTTCATCTATATAATCGTACCATTTTTCTTTGAAGTCATTAGGATACTCATCCCAATCAAATCTACTTTTTATTCTAGCTAATTCTTTTGGGTATTCTTGTTTTTCCCAATATTGTTCCTTTTGTTTTTCGCTTCGTTTAAACGGTTTATCGACTGCTGGTAAAGCAATCCTGAGATTTTGAATTTCAATGATCTGTCCAATTTGTCCAGTTTTACTAATTACTATAAAATCATAATCAGAGTTATAACCATACTTCCATCTTTTATACCTGTTTTCTTTTTTAAGTATTTTAGGATTTATATAGTCTTTTATTTCTTGTAATAAGTTTTGTTCGTAACTCATTTGCTACGCCCTTCTGCAAAACCCCTAAAAGATCTTTCTTCTTTTTTATTTTTAGGTTTTTCACTTAACATCTCTTCTTCCTGCTGTATCCTTGTTAATATTTCAAAAGCATCAAATATAGCTAGCTTTTTAGTAGCAGCTGCGTTTTTTAATCTATCAGCTGATACATCATCATCTGAATCTACAATTTTTTCTTTTGCTACTTTAATTAACTCTTCAACTGCTTTTTGCCCAGCTTGGATTATTTTCTTCTTCGTTTCCTTCGTGTTCATGAGTTACTGCTATATCATTAGATTTCATACAATAAAGGCGTTCGCCTTCCACAATAAATTCAAACTCTGAGTTAGGTGTAAATATAACAAGCGCTCCAGGTTTTAATCCTACGTCTTCTAAGGACTTATTAGAATATTTTAGTATACCAAAGTGCTCTTTCTCTTTATCTACACTTAGATTTGATTTATTTAAAATAGGTTTTACAAAACAATAATCTAAATGTGGTTTTAGATTATACATATAGATTTGATCTAAACTGCAAAAGTGTAGTTCATCTTTAAAAAAAGTAGATGAGTTTTTCTCTCTACCTTTCATATCATAATATCTTCTAAAAATATTATGATGAACATAAACTATATCACCACATTTTATGTCTGTATCAAAAGCAGCTGGAGTAGAAACAACAGTAGCTTTTTTACTTACAAATTGGTGATCTTCAATACTAGTATTTATAATTAATTCTTTGCCATCTATATATCTAGTATTATCGTATCTGTCAAAGTATGGCTTTACTAAGAACTGGTATAAGCTTTTCATCAATACTTAAGATCATATTCTACTGCTATTGCCATTTGACTATTAAATCTTTTCCAAGGTAAAACTTCGTTATTCTTTTTTATATAAATAGAATATTCTCCACTCTTTTCATTATTTAATATATTGCATATAGTATGACCACCATACACTTCTTGACCAATAGAATAATGCATTGCATCGTTTTTATAATCAGAACCTATACTAATTTTTCTAATTATACTAGACATTTTCTTCTTGTAACTCGTCCTTTTTTATATCTGTATAAGTACCGTCTTCTAAGTTTATATTTATAGCACCGTACTCTTTTTCAAGTTCGTTTTTAAACTCTTCAATATCTTTATTAATCTCTGCTATGTGATGTAAATGACTGTGTTTTGTAGTTTCTAAAACACCTATTTCATTTATTACTTCATTTAACTTTGACTGTTGCTCTTTGATTTTATTTAATTGTTCTTCTGTTATTTTATTTTCCATTTAATTTAATTTAATTTAATTATTATTTACTCAGGCTCTGGTGGCGACCATTCTGGAGTTGCCATTAAAGCTAAAGCTTGTTCGTGATTCAAAGTCTCTACTGGAACTAGTGAACCATTAGTAATAAAACTAGGTTCAACTTGGTAAGACAGTAAACCTTGAGTATTTGCTACATTTCTTCTCATTGTCTGAGCAGAACTTTGATTAACTTGACTAAATAGTATCGCGTTAGTGTCAGTTAAGTTTATTACTGCATAAGTTGTTGCCATTGTTTTAATTATTGTTATTTATATATTTACTTGTTTAATATTTTATTTACGGGGTTGGTGCTACGTCCTCAACTCTATCAGCTGCATTCATATTTACTGAAAAAGCATTTTTAGATGAGTTAGGTGCATTACCTTGTAAATTACCTGGTATATTCATACCTGTAGCGATTCCATTTGATGTAGAACCTGGTCCATCGCCTACTAGTTCATCTCCACCCATAGTTCCATCACTATCACCATTATTACTTCCTACTAAATCTGGACATATCCAATCTGTTCCATTGTAATAACTATCACCTGAAAAACTCCACCAAGCTACTGGAGATAAACTAGAAATGTCGTTTGGAACACCACCATTATATATGCTTGCTATTTCATTTTCTGTTAAAACTTTATTGAAAAAAGCTGGGTTTGATAATTCTCCATTAAAATTTTGAGCATTAGGAGCATAGGCACCTATTTGATTTTTTGTTGTAGACGCAAAACCAGCATTAGACAATGTTCCTTTAACAGCTAATTCCTGACCATCTAAGTAAACAACAACTCCATTAGTGGTAGTTAAACCATCTGTTATAAAGGCAATGTGATGCCAATTACCATCTGCTGTTGTAACTGTATTATCTATATTATTATTTCCACCTGAACCATCAATAATTTTTAACCTTAACGCTGTGCCTGATATTCTAAGAAAACTTTTAGCTGTAGTAGAATCAATTGAATTCCATATTACTTGATTACCAGCTGCACTTGTTTTAAACCAACAAGAAAAACTCATTGCGCCACTTGTTATAGTAGGTGAAGTTGTTTTTATAAAATCTGTCAAACCGTCAAAATCCATACTATAACTACTATATGGAATACTTCTTTCTAAGTCAGAATTAACTAAATTTGCTGTAGTCATACCTGAGCTTTTACCTCCTGTTAACACATTTGAAGTTACTATTTCAGCAGTTTCAGTGTTACTTTGAGAACTAAACCCCCCTGCTATAATACCATTATTTCCATTTCCACTTGAATCTGTTGCTACCCCATAATTTGCTCCTTTTGCTCCTGTTAAACTTGTTGTGGATGAATTATATTTTAACCAAACAGAAGGATTTAATGAACTAATATCACCTGGGGTTCCTCCATTATATATCGTATCTATGTTACCCGTTTGGTCACTTAAAAAATAAGACCAATTACTTAATTCAACTTGAAGAGGGACACTTTGTAATAAAGTTCCTCTAATTTCTGTTACAGGGCCACTAGAACTACCTGCACCAACATAGCTATTAGTTTGAAGAACGCCATCTATATAACATTTTACATCTGAGTGGGTTATAGTAGAAGTGTTAGGGTAATATACTAAAACATGATGCCAAGCTCCATCTCCTACATTACCAGAAAAATTTACATATTTTGTTGCCCCATCACCAAACCATTGCACCCCACCACCACTTACCACATTTAATCCACCTAAATAACCACTAGTTAATACTATTCCTATACTACTACCTGTAGTTGGTATAACTCTTTTATACCAAAAACTATATGTAACATGGTCTGATGAAATTGTTTGATTTGTTAATCTCATGCCAGAGTAGTTAGCATTAGGAGAACCACCTAAATATTGACCAAAAAACTTTAAACCTTCTGTATAAGTTGGAGTAGTAAAATTATTTTCAATAGTCCAATCGGATCCATTCCAAGTACTAGTATCAATATTTAATTTATACCAAGCTTTTAGGTTAGCAGCTTGTGGTTGTGTACCTGTTAATAATGGAACACCGTTATTATAAAGAGTTTTTACTTCTGATAAAGAAAGATTTGTATTCCATAGTTGGCAATTAGATATCTTACCTATAAAATCCCAAAGTGTATTACCAGCTCCTATTTTCTGTGTTACAACACTATTTTTCAACGATGTACTTGATGAAGTTCCTTGTGTACTTAAGTCACCATCTACATATATACTTATTCCATTTGAATTTGTAGTACCATCCCAAGTTGCAGCAACATGGTGCCATTTTCCATCATTTATAGTTTCTGTTGCTGTAGCTAAACTATCGTATATACTACTACCACTTGAGTCTCTTAATAAAAATCTTATTTTATTGTTCCATCTGAAAAATTGCCAATTTCTATTAGAGCCAAAATCATCAGAAGAAAATATATTACCATATGTACTAGTATCTGTTGTGTTAATCCAAGCTGATACAGTGAAAGATGAATCAATACTTATATGCGGCGATTCTACAACATCTGATGTACTAAAATCAAAAACAGTTGCACTTGGTACTGAAGAGTTTGGTACAGTTAAAGTGTTTGGCGATGATGCAGCAGCGTCCCCAGTACTTGACCCACCTAAATCATAATAAGCTATAGGTGAATTACCTGGTATAGCCATAGGATTTTGTGGATTAGGTGTAGATCCACCAGCATTATTGTTATATAAATATTTTACTTGAGTTTCAGATAACGCGTAGTCAAAATAACAAATTTGTCCTAGTTTTCCAGCCCAAGCAGAATAATAGCCACCACCTTCTCTAACTCCAATCATTGGCGAAGAATTACTGGTAGCATAAAAAGAAGTAGCTGCAACTGGAGTTGCGTCTACAACACTGTTTAAATATAAATTTAAATTTGCTCCATCCCAGGTAACAGAAGCGTGGTACCAAGTATTTAAACTTATTGCAGTGCCGCCAGTTATTGTAGTATAATGAGGAGGAACATTAGTAGTTCTTACTTTAAAAAATAAAAAACCATTGTTTACTTCAAACGTGTAGTCCATTGCTCCACTTCCAACTTTTCCGCTAGAGAATATAGTACGACTAATGCCTGAAGAGCTAGTGTCCATATATATCCAAGCCGAAATAGACATTTTAGGGTCAGACTGATTAGGTAGTATAGTGTCACTTGCTGTTACACTTATTCTCTGCGATACAGCTCCAGGAAAATCTAAACTATAGTTATCAAATTTACTCTGATTGCTATTCTCCGGCATTCGCCATGTTGGTGATGTCCATTTAGTTGCCATATAATTTTTTTAATCTCCCATTCTATACCAAGCAACAGGAGGAGTTGCCATTGTGCTTAGATCTGCTGTTTTACCAGTGCTAGTAGCATTGTAAATTTCTTCTATTTGACCTGAATCCAAAGCATAATCGAATACTGCTACTTCATCTATATCACCATTGAAATATCTTGCCCCGTCTGTTCTTCTACCAATATTAAAATTAGCAGGGTCATTATCTATAGAAGCTGGAATATTTGAAGTTTCTAGTTTTTCACTACTTCCATCAATAAATATTTGCATTGACGTTGAAGGTATGTAAACAAAAGCCACATGATGCCAAATACCGTCATCCCAAGCTGTTGTCGTTGTTACAGCTGTAGAAGAGTTTGAATTAAACACTTGTCCGTACACATAACCAGTGTTTAATAATCCAAGATTGAAACACCTATTTGTAACATTATCTTTACTAATTATTATTTGATAATCTGAAGTTGATGTTTTAAACCAAGCAGAAAAAGTTAAAGTTCCAGTTAGTTGTAATTCAGTAGGATTACCAATATTAAAATGATCATTTACTCCATCAAATTCCATAGAATATAAATTATCTATATCTGATAACCCACTTGCTGTAGGTGCAAGAAAACTAAAAGGGAAAGGAAACATATATTATGTTTAGTTTATTGTAAATTTTAACACAGATGTACAAAGCAATGTATTTGCGTTTGCCGCTATTAGAGTAAAAACATCTGCTTTATTACCGTCAGTAGTTAGTGTAGGAGCTGTAGCATCTGGAAACTCATATTGAGTACCATAACTACTTATAGTACCTGATCCACCAGCTGCTTGTTTTACTATTAGTATGTAAGTAGCTCCTGGCTTTAAATTTGTTGCATTAGCTAATGTGTGAGCTGTAGAAGCAGTTAGTGTACACTCCTGTATATTACCGCTATTCCAATCAGGTGTTATAGTAGTAGTTCCACTTCCTGAAGCAACTGGTATGCTATTGTTATGTGCTTGTCCAGATATTTTTACGTTTTGAGCAAAAGAAACTTCTTGTCCAGCAGTTGTGCTTGCAAAAGCTAGATTATGAGTACCCATTGTTACAGTTCGCGCTGCTGATAGTGATCCATTACCATCATATAAGGTGGTAATAGCTAGTCCAGTTTTTAACTGAGCTAAAGTGTATTTATTATTTGTATTTAAATTTGAGTCAAAGCCTACTATAAGCGTGTTTGCTGTAGTAGCACCTGCTGTAAATTCTGAAAATTTAGTTGCCATTTCTTTTTATTTTATAAAGCTTGTATTACCATTGGATCTCCACCTAGAGTAGATGGGTTCTCTAATCCTATTAATGCTTTAGGTCCAATACCTTGCTCTGTTCTAATATCCCATGATCCAGGACCTAATCCGCCGCCATCTAGTAATATAGGTTCGTGTTGAGCTCCTTGTCCAACTCCAATAATACCTGCCATAACTTTAGAATAAAGCGATTACATCATTACCTGTTATAGCTGTATTAACGCGTTTAACAAGTATAGGTAGAATACTACCAGCGGATAGTGTTTCAAAAACAGCAGTTCTACCTGATTCCATTGTTACAGACAAACTTGGTATACCAGCGGAAGCACCTATATAAATACAACAACCTCTTTTTTGAGTGTTAGGTATATCTATATTACTTACTGTAGCTGTAAAATTACCAGCGCCACCAGTGAAAGTTAAAGCTTCCCCTATAGAATAACCTGATCCAGCTGAAGTAGTATCATTTATTGTAAAACCAGAAAACTCAAAATCAGTTACAACACCACCAGTTTCTTTTAAAACTTTTAAAACTAATCCACTTCCACCGCCAGCAGCAGCTTCTGTTAGCGTGTCTCCAACAGAATACCCTGTTCCACCACTTGTTATAGTTATACCTTTATCTGAGGCACTGTAATTTATAGCTCCTGGAACTACAGCAAAAGCATCATGAGAAAACACTCTAGGTTCTCTAGCCATAGTACCACTTACAGCATCTAAAGTAGGTTCCCAATTATTATATTGTGTTAATGCCATTTTATTTATTTTTTTATTTTTGTAATTTTTTCAGCACCTCTAGATCCAAAGTATGCTACATAAACTGTTATAAGCAAAGCTTCTAATAATGAAACCCAACCTGTTTTTATTTCTAATAGCACTGTTGAATCTAGTACTATAAATATTGTCATTGACAACGTTAAGAAGATAAGTGTCATAGGTCTTGTGTTTTTACTAAGCCATGAATCACTTTTCATATCACTTTCCCATCTTCTTGAGATGTTATCCATTTCAGCAATCTCTTGTTCTAATATTTTTAAAGCCATCTCTTTGTCTTCTGGCCCAATACTAGAATCACTTGATATTAAATTTTTTACTATACCAAGACCACCTTTATCAGGCAATACGTCTCCAATAGTGTTAAGGATTTGAGGAGCTTTACTTTTTAGAAAAGCCCCTATCTTACTATCCTTAAATTTTTTCTTTTTTTTATCGCTCACTACTTTTCCATTCTATCGTAATACATACCAACTCTATCTTTTGGTAACTTACCATCTATTCTATCTAAATATAAACCAGATCTTTTTTGTTCCATTTTTCTATCCATCTTCATTTCAGGTCTGTCCATATCCATTTCAGCTCTAGACATTTCCATTTTAGCTCTATCTAAATTCATTTTAGCTCTGTCCATTTTCATAGTAGCCATAGTTTGTAGAGTATCTTCACCCTCTAACATTTCTTTTTTAACCTTATTCATTTTACTTTGTTTTTCTAAATTTACTATATTTTTCTTTTCTATAAGCTTCTTTTTCCCAAGGAGCTTTCTTACGTTGCTGTGCTGTTTTAAAATTTTTAATTGGATAAGCTTTACCCTTCCAGTAATAATTTTTATCATCAACTCTAAGATCTCCTCTTCTTAATTGGTCTACGTGTACTTTTTCGTGGCTAATAACATTTGCTAATTCTTTTGGATCACTTATATCATTAGCGATTATTATAGAACCATTAGTTTTAGTTTCACCATTTATAGTATAATCAGTACCAGTTCTATAGATAGGTGTATTATCTATAGTATAAGGAGGGTTCATTTTAAAAGCCATCAGTCTGCTTTAAATGCCATTAACAACTCTCTTAATGCTAAACCTGCAAACATACCAGAATAAAATATATGGTTTTCTAGCAATAACAAAACTCCAATAATACCTAGTGCAACTGATTTAGAAAGAGGGTGATTTACTATTTGTCTTACTTTATCCATTAAGAATGTCCTTTACCGTGTTTGTGAATTTTTTTAGCTGAAGCAAAATACCCGTGCATTTCTCCTGCGGCTACTTCTAAAGCTTTTTTCTTTTCATACTTAGCAGCTTTTTTATGACCAGTTTCATAATCACGTATAGCATTTCTAGCATAATCTTGCTCTACTCTTTGTTTTGACTTTTCCATTTTTTTATTTTACCATTTAACTTTATCTGCCCAATACGCGGCAGACATTTTACCTTTAGCTATATTCTTTGCGTGTCGTGCTTTAAAACTTTTACGTCTAGCTTTTTGTTTAGCAGACTCACCTTTTTTAGGTTTACCAGCAGTAGATACTCCTTGCTGACCAAATCTAATAATCTTTTCTTTACCTGCAGAACAAGCCTTAACAATATGAGATTTTGTTTTATGGCTTGGAGTTTTTCTAGGTTTGTTACACTTTAAAGTTTTCTTATCAGTAGCCATTATTTTTTCTTTTTCTTTTTTGTTGATTCACCACAAGGTCTACCTGTAGCTACATTCACCCAGTTTTCTTTTTCAAACCAATCACGTAGCGTAGCACCTTTTTTTCTAGCACCTTTAACGTTTGACTTACTAGACCTTTTGTACTTACCAGATTTAGCAGCTGATCTCTTAGCTCTTATAACTTTATCTTTTTCAGCTTTACTCATTGATCTTACTTTACTAGCTGGTAAGCAAACTTTTTTAGTACCGCCTCCTTTTACTTTACTTTTTGGCATCACCTAATTTTTTCATTGCTTTATTTCTAGCACAAACCATTTTTTTAGCATAGCTTGGTTTTTTCTTTCTATTAAAAACTATTTGTTGATTAAGACTACCTACAATAGCTTTCTTATTACCTTTTCTAGATTTTATTAACCAATTAGCTAGATCACCACAAGATAATTTTTTAAACTTACCTTTAGCATCTGCATATTTACTATCTTTCCATTCAGGTCTTTTTTTTGCCATGTAATCTTCTTATTGCGTCTTTACAGCGTTTAGCTATAGCTCTTTGTTTTGGTTTGTTACCATAACGACTACGTTGTTCTACAACTGTCATTATTTGTATTTTTCTAGCAAAAGGCTTATTTACTTTTTTAACTTTACTGCAAGTAGCTCTAGCATCTGCTTCTGTAGCATATTTTATTTTTACAGTATCTTTAGGATTTTCATCTGTATATAACCTACGGCTAGAACCTTTAGGCTTTTTACCTGTACCTTTTTTAGGATCTGCCATTTTTAACAGTTGTGCATGTTAATAAACCAATTAGAAAGTTGAACATCTCTTTTAGTTTTGTTCTTTCTTTTTTTAAGCATTTTAACTTTGCTACACGTAACGTCTCCTCCATATAGCTTATTAATTCTAGCTTTTAAAGTACCGCGATATGCGCCACCTCTTTTTTTCATTTTTTAGGTTTAATAGATTTTAACATTGCATCTATTTTAGCTGCTTGAGCTTTATGCATTGCAGAAGCTTTTTTTAACTCTGCAGATATTTTTTTTAATTTTTTAGCATCCATTACTTTTTCTTTTTCTTTTTCTTTTTACCCATTTTACTTGGTCCACCTGCTTTAGTACATCTTACGCCCCAACCACTAGCATACGCCGAAGGCCATACTTTAAATTTTCTTTTAGCTGCTATTTTACAAGGTCCTGATATTTTTCCCATTACGTTTGTTTTTTATTTATTTCTTTTATAAATTCAACTAAAACTTTAAGATCAGATTTTATTTCTGCTAAACTTACTTTAACTTCCTCCATATTTTTAGCATTTGTTTCATGTCTTTTTTCAAACGTTGTTTTAACTTCTCTAATACTAAAAAAGAAAAACTGATATAAAGCATATAAAGCTCCTATTGCTATTACTAAGGATAATCCAAATTCTTTAACTAGATTTAAAACTTCTTCCATTATTTTTTCTTTTTATATAAATCTTCGTCTAGTTCTTTACACCACTTTCTAAGTTCTTTAACTTCTTCTTCTAACTTGTTTATATGTTGAGTATGCCAGTCTTGTTTTAAATCGTACTCTATTCTATCTATTACAGCTTTAGGCATTTTTTTAGCATCTGATATATCATCTTGTAAAGTGTAATACATACCTACCATAGAAGAAGTAAACATTATTATTGCTATAACAGTTTTTAAATCTATATTTAATTCTGTATTTTGGTTTATTTTCATTTTATAATTTTGTAAGCTGTTTTACCTTTATTTTTATATGCTTTAAGCATTTTGTTTCTATTTTTTTCTTCTGATACATAACTTACATGAACCCAGTCTGGATTGTTATCATCACCAAACTCCCAAATCATTTGATCAAAGTCTAAATTGTCTCTTATAAATTCAAACATCTCAGCATTAGTAGCATGACCATACTTGTCATCTATATCCATTGCTTGACCTTTGCAGTGTTGAGAAGTCATACTACCACCTACCGCTTTGTTAAGATCAGCAGAGCGATACATACTGTTTATACAAATAGGTTTACCTACATGCTTTCTAAGAGGCTCAAATATTTTCTCTGCTAAAACTTGCATATTGTAAGTATGCTCTAATGTAGGAGAGTTATCTATACCTAATCTTTTAGCTGTAGTAGATCTTATTGCTTCTTTATAAGAAACATGGTCACTTATTTTTCTCACTGTTCTTTTTTAAGTTCCACCATCTATGAGCTGTATAACCAATAGTAATTAAAAGTAAAGTTATTTTTAGAATTGGTTCTAACCAATCCATCATAGAAACTGTAAATGCACCTGCATTTAGCAAGTACATTTTTACATCTTCCACTTTAAGATCTGTTAGCTTTGAGTACAGGGTTACCTTTATACTCAATATTGCTTATACCACCTAAAGTAGGGGTTATAGTTGAATTGTTAGCCTTCATTACTCTAGTAGGTAAGTGACCACATCCACAAGGTTTTTTTACACCTGATCCAATAATTGCTTTCATCTTTTATTTTTTTAGTTTTCTGTATTGATCTATAGCAGCTATCATCTTTTTCTCCGCTTCTTCTGGAGCTCCTATTTTTTGAATATTTTCTATTTTCTCTTCTCTTGTCATAGCTATAGCTCCAGGTGACATAGACTGATCGTACATAGGTACGTTTGAATTAGCAGTTGCTCCTCCAAAATTACCCATATTAGGAGCATTACCTTGCATAGGCATACCT